ATCCGGTCACCATTTTGCCGCCGATGATCAGCAGCGGGCCCAGCACGGCGACCACGGCGGATACGGTGACGATGAAATCCTTTGTGTCGTCGTCCAACCCTTCGAACGCGTTGGCCATGCTGGTGATTATGTCGGCCACCTTCGACGCCACCGGACCGAGGACCTTGCCGAGCGATATGGCCGCGCGGTTGACGGAGTTTCTCATCCTCTGCATTCCGGCCGCCGCGGTCTTGTTCTGTTTCTTGAATGCCTCGTCCAGGTTGTCCACGCCCGAGCGCATCTCGTTCAGTGCATCCGTGGCGGTCTTACCTTGCTTGCCGGTGATGGCCAGCACCGCGTTGAGTGCTTCCGTAGACCCCAGGAGCTTCAACAGCTTGCCCTTGTTGCCATCAACGGCGCCCGACACCGCATGAATCGCAGCCTGGAACCCGCCAGACTTCTTCACCAGGTCCGGGAAGTCCTTTGCGCCGAGCTTCTTGAACACTTTGCGTGATTGCTTGGTAACCCTCGTGAGGCCAGACAATACCGCCTTTTGCTGGGTGTATGCCTCGCTGGCCTTCAATCCAGACGTCGTCAGCGCGGCTGTAATCGCCACAAACTCATCCAGCTCGATATTGTTCGCGGCCACGGTTCCCGCCACGCCTCCGAACCCTTGCGACAGTTCCGCGATTGTGGTCTTGCCCTTCTTCGTCGCAGTGAAGAATGTGTTGAACACCTTTGTCGCTTCGGCGCCCTCGAGCCCGAACGCGTTGATCGCGGACGTGCCGAGGTCGGCCGCTTGCTTCGTGCTGCCCAGGCCGGCCACGCCCAGCTTTGCCGCAGAGCTCAAAACGTTCATGGCGTCGCTGGCTTGAACGCCAGCCGACCGGATATCGAACAGCGCTCCGGTCATATCTTCGAGCGGCACGGCCGCCTGGTCGGTTGCCGTGCTCATCTCCAGCACAGCCCGGCTCATCTCGTCCATGCTCTCGACGTTCGTATCGATGAGCGTCGATACGTTTGCCATGCCCTTCTCGAACGTGCTCGACGCTTTCAGCGATGCCGCTCCGATGCCCAGCAACGGCGCCGTGAGGCCGATCGACATCTTCTTGCCCGCGGCCTGGACCGACTTCGCCAGCTTGTTGACCCGCGCGTTCATGCTCATGAACGCACGGCGTCCCTTGTCGAACGCCGTGAGAACTATGCTGTGCTCGGTCTTACTGCCCATTGCGTGCCCCTCTTGCGGGCCTTCTCGTATGCGCGCCTCTCAGCGTCGTCCAGCCACTCCAAACGCTCTATCCATGAGCGGAGATCGCTCACGGTCATTCTGTCAAACTCAGACGGCGGCCACTTGAATCGGGCTGCCAGTAGCGTGACCCATCGGTCCCAGGCTATTGACAGCGCCGCAACAAAAAATCTCGAGCCACCGTGAAGCCGATGTCCCCGTCACTTTCTTTGACCTTGTTGATGTACACGCGAGCCTCACCCTTGGGCAGGTTCGTGCATATCCGGGCAAAAACGGTCAGGATGCTTTCGAAATCCACGCCGCTCGTGAGCACGATTTCACTCAAATCCCCGAACACTGGCTCGCGGATGATGAGGCGATCCACCACCTTCCCCTTCTTGCCATTCTGGATCGGCTCGCTGAGTTCGACCTCGATCGGGAATCTGTGGCCGATGATGTCTTCGTCGAGGTCTTCGTTGTGCTCACTCATCGATATCCATCACTTCCCCCTCGAACCGAGCAGCGATCTCGCCCTCGTCCGTGGTGAAGTCGCCCTCGGCCGCGAAGTGGGCCTCGCGCAACGTGTAGACCGTCCCGTCGCCGGCAGTCGCCACGACCGTGGCGCCGACCAGATCCAGGAGCGGGGCCAGCTTGACCTTGTTGTTCTTCGTGATCGGACCTTCCAGGTATGGCACCTGGCCGGTTTCCGTGAATCCGTGGACCTCGTTGTCGTCGCCAGCGATACTAGTGCGTAGTGGTCGCCCAGCGTTGAACGTCCAGCCAGGTTTGACCGGATACCGCACACCGTTCACGGTTAGATTCGCTATGCCTCCGATTCTTGGCATGGTCGGGTGCTCCTATCTGAACGCGATGGTAGTCGCCGCAACTACCAGCTGTTTGATGAGATTGGGCGGGAAGTAGAAATTCAGCCGCCGAGGATTGGTCCCGTCGATAGCCACCGTCAAGCCCAACTTGAACTGCTCGACATCCTGAACCAGCGTCTCGTCTTGCATGGTGATGAACCACGCAATCGATTCAGACCGGCCAATGATCGGAGTCATGACCTGAATCCCGGGCGCGATAACCGCGTCATTCCCTGCCAGCAACGCCCGCGGGTACTTGCTGGCCAGCCAATTCCGCCACGACCATCGTAGGTACAGCAACGTGAGACGCGTCTCCACGTACAGATACGCAGTGTCGGGCGCGCCGCTCGCGTTGAGTTGGTAGGTCGTGATCGTGCCTTCGGTCTGCACGCGACCGCCGACCACGGAGCTGGTCGCGATTCCGTCGAACAAGAGCAAGTTACGCTCTTCCAGGGTGAACAAGTCGCCCGCCGCCGGTGCGATCGCGTTGTTCATCGGGATCCGGTGAAGTGGCTGGTTCGGCTGCGCCTGGCCAGAGATCGCAACCAACGCGGCGTATTCGGCTGCGAATTCCATCGGCGGCGTGAGTGGGTTCTCGCCTGCCTGGCTGAGAATCGCGCTGTATGGGCTGTTCCGTGTGTTTCCGAGCGCGGCCAGCGTCGCGAAGCTTCCCGTCGCGCTTGTGAACGCCACGCCGTCGATCATACGCAGATAGCCGTCGCGGCTCTCCAGCTCGGTTTCCAGCGCGGTCAGGGAAGTCGCATCTGTGTAGGGGTGCGCAATGATCTGAAACCACTGGTCGCCCATGGCCGCGATGAGCCCGGAGAGATCCGGGTTGCCGGCGCCGCCGGCAGTCTGCACGATCGTGATGCCGACGCCCGCGGGCAGTGCCTCGCCGTCGTTGAAGCTGTGGCGGATGTCGTAGGAGTTGCCGACCTCGCCCGCGTGCACGAAGGTCACGTTGACCTGGTTGGTGGTCACACCATCGACCGCGAGGGTGATCGGGAAGTCGGCCACGTCGATGGCCGCGATCTTCGTCGCGATGTCATCGCCGGTGTCACCGCTCTCGACGGCCACCGTCCGGCGGACGCCGCCAAAGTACAGAACGAGCGTCCCGTTGGCCGTCGCCGGCCCGGTGGCCGTGATCGTGCCGGTGGCTGCCGTTCCGCCGCCGTCGTCGTCGAGGATCCCGAGATACAGTTCGGTCTGGCGGTTGCTCGCGTACCATGCCAAGGCCTGGCGATGGAGTATCGAACCGCGTGCGCCGAGGTCAATGGCCCCGGCCTCGGACGTGATCCGGTGGAGAGTATTCGCCGCCGGTGCGCCCGGCGCCGCCGCTGCCGCCGCGGTCCGCTGACCGATGATCAGCCCGGTGTACTGCAGTTCGCCCGGGCCCTGGTCGGCCTGGGTAGGATCAAACTCGACCGCGAAAAACGGGACTCTGAGCCCAGATGGTATCGTCACGGGGTATCACCTTTCTCGGCCTCTGCCGGGGCTTCCGCCGGGGCCTCCGGCTTGACCTCGACGACGTCTTTGGTCTTCAGCCGACGCAGCCAGAACGACGTACGCGGCTTCCGCTCGCCCTTTTCCGCGAGCGGTCGCTTGCTCTTGGGATCCCGCACCAACCGATCCGGCGATGCGGGCTTGATCACGAAGTGGCTCATGGTGTGCCGCCTTCCAGCTCGACGCGGTCCTCGGCCTGATCGCCCGGGTCCGTGTTGCCGTCGATGTCGTATGTGGTTTGCGCGACCTCGAACGGAACCGCGCTTGCGTCCGTCTCGGCCTCGGTTTCGTAGGTGACCAGAAAGCTCACGAGTGACTCGCCCGTGGTTCTCTGGCCGCTCGGGTCGAGTGTGCGGTCCGCCCCGGTAAGACGGAAATCGCTCACACACTCGACGTCGAGGATGTAGCGGTTGAATGACAGCGCACGGATCACCTGCCACTCCAGATCCAGGAGCGGGTCCATCACGGTGTCGATTGGAAGCCCGGATTCTAGCCACAGCTCGCAGACCACCACGGCCTGATTCTTGTAGCCTCGTGGGCTCTCCGTGCGAACTTCCGCGTCGGTCGAGAGCGAGTAGACGCCGATAGCAGGAAGCTCGTCCCGCCGGAAGTTCGTCTTGCGAGATGGGAACACGTGCGCGCCCGCGCCCGTGCCAGCGTTGGCGAGGATGCTCACGACCTCGGCGATGATTGCTTTCTCCGGGTGGCTCACGCGCTCACCCTGTGCAGGTGGAGCCGTATCCCGCGCCCGGTCGGGCCGTCGTTCACCCGCTTGCGCACCTGGTAGCTCGCACCCTCGATGACCAGCGTCGGATCGTCCTCCTGCGGGTCGATCGGCAGCTTGGCAACCTCGGTTCCGCGCAGCATCACAGACGGCCCCTGATTGTCCAGGAACGATTGCGCGACGCCCTGCTCTTCGTAGGTCTCGTCGAACATGCCAACGAGATCGTACGAGCCGCCAGCCGCCGGTTGGTATTCGACCGAGACCTCGTCGAGGAACTCGCCCACGTCGGCGTCCATGGCGTCTATTTCCGCCCGGAAGCTCATCAGACGTACGCGGTCACCTTGTACTCGGCGCCGTCGGTCACATTGATCTTGACGTTGGTCGCATCGTGCGCACCTTCGACCGCTTGCGCGGCCTGGGTGCCGACCGCACCGGCGCCGTCGTGCCCGCTGTAGAGATGGGCTGTGACAGCCGACGGAATGACGCCGAGGCCGTGAGCGATGTCCACCTCGACGCCCGTGCCGACCGCGAGTGCACTCACGAAGATCGTTGCGCTCGCGGGCGCCACCGGCTCCGGTGTGCTGATCGCGTTCAGGCGAACCGCGCCAGTTGCATCCGGGCCGGCTGCCGCTGCCGACGCCGCTCCGATGAGCATGTCACCGGCCACGTTGCTGGCTTCCTTGGCCGTGTCATCCCAGTAGACGAGATCGCCCTCGGCCCATACCTCGGCGGCGGTCTTCGTGAGCGAGACCACGTTGACGAGCACGGCCGGGAACTTCTCGCCGGCTGCGAACGGTCTGTTCCCGGCAACGGCGAAGAACCCGCCTATGATGTACCCCTGGCCGTTCTCGACGCCACCGGCGGGCGCCGTGAGATCCAGGGTGTCGCCCTTCTGGATTGTATTGTTCATTCTGTGATCCTTCTGCGCTCACGCGCCGGCATTGGTGAGAGCGCCGCGCCAATCGCGAACGCCGATCCCGAACTCGTAACGGCCCTTCATCTCGGTGCCGTCCACCGTCCAGCCCTCACGGTTCTCGACCACGGGCCGTTCGACACCGCCGAGGAAACCAACGTGCAACACCGGCGCGAGGTTGGGATCTGCGAACATGTAGCGGCGGGTGCCGGTGAGCTCTGGCGCGTCCACGATGTCGTTGAACATACCCCGGACCTTGTTCGGCACCTGGAACTTGTTGGTCGCATTCACGTTGACTTCGTCTTGGTCAAACTGCGCGTCATTGATCACCAAGGCCGTGCCATACAGTTCGGTCGCGATGACCAGCACGCTTGGCCGGATCATCAGGAACCGCTGATTGTTGGTATCGCGCTGACGCCGCATGATTGAACGATCCGCGTCCAGCGACGCCACAGAGATCGCAGCCGATGTGCCGATGTTGCCATGTGTCGCATCGAACAGCGGATTCCCGTCGCTCATGATCGGACCGAGTCCGCCGTTCTCCGCCAAAGCGGCGTATACCAGCGCCTCCACTGTGTACAGGCCGCCATCGACGAAGCTGTTGATCTGCTCCATGATGAACGACATGTCATCGTTGATCATGGCCTCGCGAGTGATCGCGATGATGTTGCCGTGCTTCTTGGCGGTGACCGTCTCACGCTTCGCGTCCGGCACCTCGATACGCTTGTACTCGCCGTTTTCGAGCACGACTTGCCATGTGCCCATCTCACCCAAACGATACAGGCGATGCGGGCGGAAGTCGTTCAGTCGGCCGACGCTGCAGAACCGACGCCATGTGACTTCGGAAAGCGCAATGCGCATCTCCATCGACTTGTGGATCGCCTCCTCGAATGCGATTGTCCAATCGCCTGTAGCCTGGTACCCGCTCGAGAGCGTGTTGGCCATGCCGATGATTTCCATCCGGGACTTGCCCAGCGTGGATCCGCCAGCCCGCTCGACGCACGCGCGCGCCAGTTCGACCATGGAGAAACTGCGATACTGATCGCCGGCCGACACGTCGAACCCAGACTTGTGCAGCGCGTTGACGGTCTGCGGTCCGAATCGGTGGAGCAACGCAGCGGTGATTCCAAGCTGGAATTTCTCCGCGTCCGTCGCGCCCGCATCGATGCTCGGCCGGCCATGGTCGCGCAACGGCGACTTGATCTGATCCGCGGCGGCCTCGATGGCGAGCTTGCGGAAGTCGTCCGCACTCGTGCCTTCGTTGACATGCCGCGTGATGAACTCGTCACCCAGCTTGAGGGCCTTGCCAGCATCCCGGATGCTGGCCGAACGCTTGCGCTCGGCGAGAGTCGCGGCCTCCATGGCTGCTTTTTCGGCGGCCAGCTTCTCGGCCTCGATCTCGTTTGCGGCATTCTCGCCGTCTCTGGTCTTCTCTTCCATGCGTTTCCCCCGCGGGGTTGTGGACAGCCCCAGGGCCGCCCGGACGTTGTCCACACCGGTCCCAACGACGGCCGGCACATTGACCGCGCTGGTCTCGACCAGCGCGGCACTCTGAAACTCGAACTGAACAACGACGATTCCGGCCTTCGTTTCGACCTTGTCGCCGGGCCAGTGATAACACTCGCGAACGTCGGCATTACAGGCGGTGCACAGCACCAGTGGTGCGGCCTCGCCGTCTCGTGCGGTCGGATGCCAACCAATCGAGAACCGGTCAATGGTTCCCTTGAGGAACCCCTGGACGGCCCAGGGCTCGACCGCGTGCACCGTCTGGCGCAACACGTGGCCGCCGTCGGCCTTCTCCATCTTCGAACGGGTGATCGTGCCGCCGCGAGCGGACAATTTGTGTTGGTCGTGGTTCTTCAGGAACACCGAGCCGACCCCGGACTTTCCGAGCGCCGACAGGGCACCCTTTCTGAAGCGCACGAAGTTACGATTCGCCACACCGTCCATCTGATTGAACGACGTAATCTCGGCGTAAATCTCGACTTGCTCTCCGGCCAGGGATTTGGCCAGGAGTTCGGCTGCTGCATCCTTCGCCAGTTCATCGCCGCCAGGAGCCGCTCGCAGCAAGCAGGCAGACACGGCCAACGTGCCAACAATGGGCACGGCCGGGTTGATGTCAAGCGTTCTGATGTGGCTCATCTCTCGAAAGTTACTCATACTTCCTTGACTTTCGCAAGCCGTTTACTCGTCGTCCTGTTCGACTTGCATGATGCCCGCCCCAGTCACCTTGCGCGGGTCGCTGTCCAGGACGAGGTCCAACGCGTCAAGCTGATCGAACCCGCGCGCGACCTTGGCCAGGTGTTCGTCGGTGTCTGGCACGCCGCGCTTCATCAGCGCAGACGCGAGCGATTCCTTGCCGCTTCGTACCTCGGCCGTGAATGTCCGCGCGTCCTGCTCGGGCTTCGCCGATGGCAACGGCGGACCATGCCAGGTCGCGGTCGGAACCTCGCCCCAACCGCGCAGCGCTGCCGCCAACTCCATCACCCGAGAGAACACGCCCGCGCACAGCTGCGGGATGACCACGTTCTGCCGGATCTGGTTCACCGTGAGCTGAAAATCCTGGCGCGTCGCCTGAATGCTCGAGAACGTAGCCGAGGTGTAATCGCCCGACACGGCCTCGTATGGGATGCCGAGTCCAACCGCGATCTCGCGCACCGTGTCTGCGCTGAAGCTGGAATCCTGCGGGACCGGCGGCGTATTGAACTTGATTGACTGGCCCGGTTTTGGGTAGAGGACCTGTCCCGGCTCGAAGTGCTCTATCAGCTCATCGTTCGGGTCCTGCTCGCTTATGGCCGTGCCCGAGTTGCTCATGTCCTCGACTGTGGCCACCATACATGCCGCGATCTTGGCCTGCATGCGCTGAGCGTCCCGGAAGTCGCCGAGGTCCTGCATTGCCGTGATGACCGCGTGCATCCATGGGATCCCGGCCATCTGCCCCGGGCGATCAACGTCGTACACGTGGATCACTCGACTGGCCGGTACTCGCTCGGATTCCGTCCGCCATACGCGCCCGCCCTCGGGATGCGTCGGGAATAGCCAGTAAGCCAGCCTTCGGCCCTCCCCGTCCGTCTCGACGCCCTTGACGATCGGGTTCCCAGTCTCGGCGGCGAATGTGTCGCGGCTCTCGTCGATGTGGTCCGGCTCGACAATTCGGATCCGGAGCGGAACCGACAGTCCGTCGATCTCGCGGGCGGGTTCGAACACGATGAGCGCACCACCGCTCTCAGCGCATGCCTGCACCACGAGATCCTGGATCCCTGCGAACCACAACCGGCCGTCATAGTCGGCGTTGACATTGTGCGTCCACGACTTCCACACCTCGACGGCCTCGGCCTCGACGCGTGGATTGCTCGCACTGATCAGCGGGATGATGCCGGTCCCGACCACGTAGGACCCGAGTCGCTTCTTTGCCGCTCGCGCGCGCGGGTCGTTCCGCACCAGGTCCCGGCAGACGTCGCGCAGTCGCTGCAAAGACCTCGCGGTGACCGCGTTCGCGTCGCCACGCGGGCCAGACCAGCCGCTCGTGCGACGGGACATCGCCGCGGCGTCGTAGTGGGTTTCCAGCTGCAGGAGCTGGCGGCGGGACTGCGCGCGCCGCAGTGCCCAACCGGGCGCCACTGCCGCGAGCATGCGGCCGAAGAACCGTCCGAGGACAGAACCGCGGGGCTTCACTTCCGAACCAACCATTCTGACATAGCCTCCAGCGTTTTCCAGAAGATGGATTGCTTCGGCCTTGTTGCCAAGAGCACATCATCAAGCGCCGCCACGACATCGACACCAGCAGGGGCGTCATTCATCACGCGAATGGCATCAGGAACCTGATCGATGCCGATGAACCACGAGGACGCACCGATCGTAATCGATGCGCCATACTCGCCGTGTGTTGCTTCGCCCCCGTGTCTGGCTGTTGATTTCTGCAGGCCGGTCACTTCCTGAACCCCCGCGAGTGCGATGCGCGTCGGAACGTCGGGCGATCGCTCGCAGCGCCCTGCTCTTTCTTCAGAATCTCGTACAGGTCGCCGACGTCCTGGTTTTCTCGGCGTCGTGTGCCGGCCGCGCTCTTGTACTCGACTTCCTTGGGCTCGAGGATACGCTCTTTGAGCTTCTCGATCTGTTCTGGCGTCAGCGGCATGACCCAACCATACCATGAGGCCCTGTCATGACAACCAGCCCTTGCCCTTACCCCGCCATCGCACTCGGCGACCACTTCGACCGGCAAGCCACCCGCCGGTCTTCTTCGCCGGTCTCGGCTTGCTGGCGGACGCTGGCGACTTCGACCCGGCCGGCGGTGGCGCTTTCGTGACCAGCCGGTCCAGGCCGAGGGATGCAACTGCCGCTCGCGAGTATCCCCTGCAGTCGAGGAAGTGGTTCTCTCGCCCAGGTAGCTTTTTCCACACCCAGCGCGGGAACCCCTTGGAGTCCACCTCGAGAACCAAGTGCTCGGCCGTGAGCTGGCGGAAGTACTCCTCGTCGTATTCGGGGAAGTGGCACCATCCGCCGGGGTACTCGGCGCCTTCATCCGGGCGCGGTAGCTTCAGCCAGGAGTACAGCTCGCGCTTCACCACGTCCGTGCCAACGATAAAAAGCCGGTGGCCGTTCTTCAGCATCTTGCCGGATACCGTGACATCGACTGGGCGCCCCGCGCTCACGATGGCGTGTGGCGTGTTCTTTCCCTTCACGGTGATCACCCGGTCGGTACCGTGGCGCCGCGCCCAGTTGTACACCACGTTGGTGGCCGCGCCGCTGTCGATGGCTGAACGCCTGATAACCATGGATCCGCCGCTCGCGCATGGATAGCTCCGGGCGATAACCTGATCCAGCTCATCCCAGATCGGGCTTCCTTCCGTGATCGGCCCGTACAGGCTGCTGGCCTCGATGCTCCAGGATTCCTTGTTCTTCGCCCAGCCGGTCACCTCGTAGTCAATGCGCCCCTTGACCGGTGCGACGTCGATTCCGCACGTGAGCACGATCGGCCCGTCTGGAACCGTGCCTACCGGATACCGCTCACGCCGATGGTACAGCCGCTCCCAGTCGGGCGCGTCCCCGCTCTCCTGCCAGGTTTCCCCGAGGACCGTGTTGTAGAACACTTTGAGCTGGTGCGTCCCGCCGTCCTTCGCGGCCAGGAACTCGGCGGCTATCGTGCCCCACCTGTTCTTTGGATGCGGCGAGTACGCCGCCCAGACATGGAAGCTCGCGTGACCGCCCTCGCCCTCGGCGGTCGCGCGCCACTCGCCTGACTCGACCATGGCGCGCTTGTCGCCCTCCTCGATGGCGCACCCGTTCGCGCTGCACACGAAGTATGCACCGTCGGGGTTGCCCTCTGGCCACTCCATGCAATGGCCTGGATCCTCGACCTTCTTGCGGAATACCAGGAAGTCTTCATGGCCGCACTGCGGGCACGCCACGAAGTACCGGCGCTGATCACCTTGCCTGTAGAGCGCTTCGATCCGTGAGTGCTTCGCAACCAGCGGAGTCGATGCCGCTACGATCTTGCGGTCCCACGCAGTCACACCGCGTTGCTCTGCCAGCTTCACCGGGTCGCCGTCGTCACCTGCGCTGGCCGGGTATGCGTCCACCTCGTCAAGGAGAATCCAGGGCGCGAGGATACGTCGAAAGCCTGTTCCCGAGTTCGCCCCGACCAGGTACAGCACGCCGCCGCGATACTCTTTCCGGCGTAGCGTTTGAGACTTGTCGCGCGAGCGCTCGGGCGGGAACAGGTTGTTCAGCGTCGGCGATGCCCGGATGATCGGTACCAACTGGTCACGACCGAACCCCGCCGCGTCGTCCACAGTCGGCTGAACGAGGAGCATGTTGCCGCCGCTTCGGTCGGCCCGGTAGCCCATGGCGCCTACGATCAACGTCGTGAGCCCGGTACGCGCCGACTTGATGATCGATATTCGCTCGATGGAAGGATCGCTGATTGCGTCCGCAATACCCCGCTGATAGGCATACAGACGCATCTGGCCCGATTCGGTCGTGACCTCCTTCGGCAGTCGGATACAGCGTTCCATCCACTCAGTGAGTGACTCCTCGGGTTGCGGCATGAGCCGCGCGCGCGCTGGCGCGAAAAGCTTGCGGATCTGCTCGGCCAGTCGGTCGGCTTTCGCCTTTCCCTTGGCGGCCAGCCATTTCGCGCGCTGCTTTTGGGCGGCCTCCAGGAGCTTCACTCGTTGGCCGCCTCTGCCGTCGCCAGCTCTCGGCGCACGTCATCGAGCAACCGCCGGACCGCGTCGACCACCGCCGGCTGTATCCCCGGGACGGCTTGTGCCAACCTGGCCGGGATTCCCTCGATGCCAGACACGATCCCCGCGATGAAGTTGTCGAGCTCGGCGCCAGCAACATCGATGTCGATGTACTTCCCGCGCTCGATGTCGGCTTCCAGCTGTGCGCGCTCGCGCTTGATGCGCGCGAGCCTGGCGTTCTCGACGGCCTTGGCCCGGTTGGCCTCGGCCAAGGTCATGGTGTCCGGGTCGAGCTCGGATATGGCTGGCCGCTCGGGAGCGGGTATCGGCGCCGCCGAGGTCTTCGCCGCCGAGGTCTTCGCCGCCGCGCGCGGTGCGCGCCGATTCTTCGGCGCCTTGGCAACCTCGCGAAT